GCTGCATTTACAACCGCCATATTCCAATATGCCGGTTGACCATTTGCAGCCGGAACGAAAGTCGGCGTAATGGATGTGGTTAAAATGGTGTTTCCTGAAGGATTATAAGGCGCCAAACGTTGAGCATTCAAATCCCATGTAACCTGTTGATTGGATGTACCGCCGATTAATAATGCCGCAAATGATGGATCAATAGCTACCGCTAATTGCTGGCTATCGCCTAATCTGATGTAATTAACAGACTGACCGGAGCCAATCAAAGGTACGTTTGAAAAAGGTGTAATCGGAGCCGCAAAGCTTTGATCGAAAACCGCAAAGCCTGAAATATTTGCCGCTGTTGTTGCGCGGGTAATAACAGAGCCTAGAGAATCGCTGTTTGCATTAGGCCAATTTGTAGCTCCGGAACCTACGCCTGGTATAGATTCCTGAATAGCCATGCCGCCGAATGCCGGATATGTTTCATTTGGCCCCCAAATGCCCTGCGCAATGCTATATCTGCCAACCGGATCATTTCGGAGCATCCCCTGAATAAATCCATCGGATTGAACCGAAAAAGTCCCGGTTTTGTTGGTCGTTTGACCGTTGTAACTACCTGTTGCCATAATAATCTACCCCTTAATGTTTTGGTTGCTCACGAACCGCTGCCATTTGGCGCGGTGTCATGCGGAAAGGGGCGAATACCGCTAAAGGATCGCCACCAACGTATTCAGTTCTTTTTCTGCCGCCTTCTTCAGTCACGATTGGTCTAGGCATTCCTCCAGAAGCGCTAACCGGAGCATGAGCTGCGGCCATCGAGTCGGCGTAAACGCCTTCTTCGACAATACCCAGCATTGCTTCATCTGAAATCGAACCTAAATCGATTTTGCCGAATTTTGCGGAATGCTTCTGCAAGCCCTTTAACATGCGCTTTCGGTAGCCGATTACGCTTTCGCCGTCCATCGGGCGGCATTTCGAGAGACTATCTCCAAATGCAGCATAATGTTGTTCGGCTTTGAATTGTGCTGCGGCGAGTGCATCAAATTCTGCGTCTGATCTTGCTCGCGGAATTGCTTTTTGTAGCGCTGCGATTTGGCGTTCAAGTTCCGCAACTTTAATGGAGGAATCGGCGTATGATTTTTCATCTTCCTTATCTTTTTCTTCTGTGCTGTCTGCTATCGATTCCATTGGTGCATCCGGCATTTTTAACGGGTCTTGGGTGTCGTCGGCTTTTTCACTGCCACCTAATTTTGCAAGATACTTATCAATCGCTTCTGATACATGCTTTTTGATTTTTTCATCGATCGACAAATCTTCTTTTACATCGGAACCCGGCAAATCAATGTCGTTATCCGCTTTTACCTCTTCGTTTTCTTTTTCCATATCGGTCTTAGCCTCTGGGTTATCAACAATTACGCCTGACGGTTCACCGCCTTTATCCCATACGCCAGATTTGCAGATGGCGAGATGGTCAATAATGCTTGGAATGCCTTCAATGAGAACATTATCATTTTCGTTTATTATTATATTAGAATTTTCTAATATACGCGAAAAAATTACACTTGGAGAGGTTGACAAATTGCCATCAATCATGGCAGAGGCGGCGTCTGCATCATAAATTCGCCCTATCCCCCACACTTCTTCATCTTTGATATAGGGCAACATCACAGCGCCAATGCTGCGATTGGCGTACTCTTCAGAGTCGAGTTTGTTGCTTTCAGGGTGTTCCCATATCACTGCAAGGCCATTGCACCTAGCCAAAAATTCATCATTCAAATAGTTTTCAGGCGCACGATAAACATACTCATCAATTTTTTGACGATAAGCTGTGCCGGTGCCGGTGATGCGCAAATTGAACAGCCACATTTCGCCGACACGCTGAGGGGATGGCAGTTCTCCGGTCGATATTAATCTGGCAATGTCTAGTTCTGTTTTTGGTTTAATAAATTCAGCAAGAATTGTTTCGGCTTCCGGCAAGGTTGGCCTCGGAATATTTCCTGGAAAATCTCTTATTAAAGCCCATTCATAAGCGGTATTTTCGTCATTTAATGTAGGTAAAAATTCATCTGTTTTTTGGCTGAATGCCACAAATCCGCCAAAACTACCTTCATTTTTTAAATTATCTTGGTCGGCAACATAACCTAATTCTTCGTAACATTCCCTAATTGCTGCATTTTTTTCAGATTCTCCTTTTTCAATGAGGCCACCAGCAAAAGCCCATAATCCATTATCGGCGCGTTTTGTCATTAAAATCCGGTCGCCAGTTGTAAAAATTATGCCTGCTGCAAAAGGTTTTTCATCATCCGCCGCAACAAATTCTTTACCAACCGACTGCGGAACACCGTCATAACCGCCGGGCGTATGCGCTGCGGCTTCCATTAGTTTGTGCTGTTCTGGGGACTTGCTAGGCATTTATTACCCTACTCACTTCTTTAACCTTTTTCCGGTATTTGTCGGTTAGCATATTGTCCGGCAAACTATCCAAATTATACAAATATTGGTAATAGCATCTACAAAAGGGCCGCTCAGATGGCTTAATGATGTCGTCAGTATATCCATCCGGGCCAACCTTCATCAATCCGTCTTTTTGCGCCCAATTGCCCTTAATCGCAAAAACCTTTTCATCAAGCTTTTTGTGATCTGGATCGTAATTATAACCTGATTGTCGCCAGTGACTATGCCAAATAGCCGCAATTGCTCCGGCTTCCACAGCAACAATATCATTAATGTTTGCAATGAGCTTGTGGCCTTGGTCAATAGCAACCCGGCGTTCGATAAAGCTCAGGCTTTTTAGTGGCTTTGCAATTTCCATTTTTAGCGGAACTTTATCAATCGCATCAGAGCCACCCACCGGGATAGATGTCGCCCAACCGGAAAACCGTTGTAAAGTTTTTTGTATAGCCGCTTGCCGGTTTAGCTTGATTAAATTTGCAGACGCCATGATACGCCTGTCAAGCTCAGCGCGAAGTGCTGGCTTTATTTTTTCAAGTGTGAATGTGGGAATTTTGTGCTGCTTTTGAATGCCGCCATCAGTGACTAATCGGGTATATTTCCCGCCAAGACTACGCTTTAGATAGTCTGCGGCATCGGTGTCGCTGTAAGCATTAGCCACCGCTAAAATAGTCCTAATCCAGTTATCAACTCTATTTTGCGAGTCGTAGCCGTAGTGTTGTATATCGGCTACGGCTTGGGTGATAACTTGATTAAGTGTTTGTATTGCCATTTATTGCTATACATCCAGCCAGCACTATCCTAAACAGCGCTGGCTTATTTTTGGCCCAATTATCGAGCGTTTGACGGTCAACTCCTGTCATTTGTTGAAAATCCGTTAATATGTGCCTTGAATTTCATTTTCTCGCCCTCGTTTTGGTTAACTTCAGGCTTAATTGTATTTTCTTTAGCCTGTCTTTCCGGGTCGTAACCATTCGATTTTTCGCGGTTTTCTGATTTGCTTTTAGGGTTTAAATATTGGTCGTTTAAATTTCCGCCAGCACCATAGATAACTTTTCCCTCGCCATCAATCAAAATATGTGATCCATTAATGGCTTTCCAGTGCTCCCCCGCATTGTCAGCATAACTTTTTTCTGAATTATTACCCATAGCCGCCAACTGCTGCGCCTGCTGTTCTTTTTCCTCGATTTTTTGTTGCTCCTGATATTGAATCATCAAATCAAAATCAAGGTCGAGTGGCGAAGGGAAAAGCATTTTAAGATCGTTGTAGGCGTCGGCCATCCATTGAAATAGTGTGGCCTTGTTTTCCGGGTCAAGCTCGTCTTTAAGCGTTGCTACCGCTTCGTTGACCGCCTTAAGTTTTGCGTCCTCAACCTTGATTAGTTCGGATTCAGGTTCACGCAAAAAATTAGGCCACGTGGCTGTAAACGAATTGCGCCACTGAATAATAGCAGTTTCGTAGGGTATGGTCGCGTACTCTGGATATTGCCGCTGGATCGTCGCGTAAAATTCCCGGTTCCAGGCCCGATACTGGACAATCGGCGTCAAAAATTCGTAAAGCGGCTCAAGTTCATTTTTCCGGTACGCCTCAATATACGCGGCGATTTGCTTTGCATCCTCAGTGCCTTCCCCAAAGCCCTCTGTAAAACTTTCTTCCGTCAATAGGCGAAATGGCCGACCGGCGGACAGGGCGATATTGGATATAATGTTGTTCCGACTGGTCGTCATCGCAACATCAGTATTCTGCATATTCAATGTTTCGATTGTGTCATCGATTCCGACTTCCAGCACATTGCCGGTACGCGCACCTTTTAGCATAGTGCGTTTAATATTGGCGACACCGGCCATAATGTTGTCGATGATACTGCCAGGCTTTTTGCTTTTAACTATCAGCAAACCGGCCTTTTCTTGCACATGATGATCGGTAATCATAGACTGTACAAAACTCTTGAGCTGGTACAGACACCGCTGATAGCACGACCGACCAACATAGCCAAAGGTTGACTGGTTGTAGGCAATATAAATAGGCAGTTCATTAAACCTAACGCATACGCGAGAGCGATGATACTGCTTGCCTTGGCTAACTATATCGCCGTGCTTCTGGAAATCCGGGGCGTTTGGGTTTTGATTGCTGACTAGTGAGCCTGACACGTTTAGCGGATCAAAAACGCTAAAATAAATGTCAATGTCGGCTAATTGATCTGGCTGTATCGGCTGATTTAGCGGTATGTCCTGAGCACCGAAAATAAGGACAGATGCGCCATAAACTGATTTAATGGTATCCGCTTGCAGGATGGTGTTGTCGCATTTAAGCGCTTTCCATTCCGCTTCAAAAGCTTCCTTAAGCCTGGTTTCCGGGGAATTAGGTATGCTGATTTCGCGTTCTTGGGATTGCGCCAACCGACACGGGCCTTCTGCCAACTTTGCGCCGAACGGGTGATAGAGGTAGATAGTTTTACACAAATTATAGCTTGGAGTATCGCCAGGTTTAATATCATCACAATACAAAATCTCCATTAGGCCGCCGCCTACGCTAGCCCCCGAAATTGTTGTAAATGATGATTCTGTCATAATCCACCCATTAGAATATTAGTACATTCTAATATAGTTACAGCTTTTTTGCTAATAGACCGGCAACAAACGAAAAAAGGCTTGTTGCAAGGAATAAAACCAGCTCAGGGCTTTGGCCGGGATGCCAGGACATAAATTGCTGGACGGCAAACAATGCAATAATTGTTGATAGCCAAAATGCTATAGCTCGTATCATATATTTAATATCCTTCTGAGTCGCCAAGGGCGATTGCAATTCCGCCCGTAAAACAATCAAGTAAGTCATCAGCGCGTTTATGCACGTCTTTGTCGCCAGGCCGAAAACTTACTACTTGACTGAGCAAATGATTTTTTTTCACACCTTTAAATTCGATTGTTTTTTTATGAGCGTGGTCAGTAAATTTTACCATTTCTTGAAACACATATCCCGAAACACTAATAGCCCGACCATCTTTACCGGCAGCGGTCAAATTTGCCGGTATCGGCTGCGCTTGCCATCCGTGCTTTTCGGCTTGCTGCAACAAGATGGTCCCACTGCCTTTATCTTCAATAAACGCGCCAGCGCTACCCATAATTGCAATATGCTGTCTCGCCAAGTATTCCAAATTTTCATAAATCGATGGTAACCATTCTTCAAGCACTGAGCCTTTAATCTGCACATAATCCCAGTCCAAAATCAGTAGTGGATAACCCCGGTTTTTTGTGTGGCCGAAAAACACTACTCCGGTGCCGTCATGCTCTTTCCCATCTTTGATAGCGGTGTCGATCACCGCAAAAACATAATCAACCGATATTATCTCAGATACGCCAGCGCCATTAACCAACATAGACGGCAAGCTAAAAAATTGATCGCCATCGCGCACCATGCCTTTGTATACGTGATTAAACCATGGCTTATCCTCAGCCGCTTTGATAATATCCAGCATGGTATTAGATAAAAACGGGTTTTCATCGTAATTGATTAGCCGCTGTACAGTGTTCGGCGGCGGATTAAGCACAAAATTTTCATAAACAAAATCATGGCTAAAGCGCGGGTTGAAAACTATCCAGACCTGAGAGC